CTGTAACTGGCTCTAATTGGGTTGATTCTTTCCTTAACAATACTTTTGAGTATTGGAGAACGAAAGATGCAAAAGAATTAAATATTATTGATAGAATGAGAAGCAGTGGTCCTGCTGGAATGGCTGGTGATATTGATGAAGCTTATATCGGCGATGATCGTTTGATGAGGCTAGTTGAGCTTGATGTTCAAAATCAATTTGCTACAGGCCAAATTGTTGGATACGACAAAGATTCTTTACAGCAAGCTATTAAGAATGCTGTTGTAAATTTGTCCGCTGATGGAAAAGGAAATGGCTTAGTCGGTATAAGTATTGATTCTGATAACAACCCATACTGGGCTGTTTACCCTTGGTATGCCGCTGCTAGAAACTCATTTGGAGATGTACCTGTAGATGATGTTGGCGAAGCTGTTTTCTCTGACATACGCCAAAGAGTTCTTGGCCCTGAGTTTATGATTGGGAAAAGGCAAAAAGACCTATTAGAAGGCGACGGAGTTATCATCCTTAATGCCAACACTGCCGTTGGTGGAGATCAAAGGTACACAGTAAGCGTTGTCGATACAGAAACAAATCAGGCGTACAATATTTTAAATGACTATCGATTTGAGTTTAACTCAAGTATGCAAAACGCCACTTATCAGCTTGCTCTTTCTAGCGTTAAGAATGACAAGATTAGAAGGTTTATGGCGAGCATACCAATGATGAAATCAGTAGTTGTTAGTGGCGCTATGGAAGAGATACAGGAAAATTATGAAGACCTGACAGATCCCAGCACTTTTTCTAGGGTTTTAAACTTTATTGTAGAAAACAATCCCTTTTATGAATTTGAAGAAGGGTTGCAGAGAAGCATGAGTCCTTCTGATAGAGCTGATATGGAGATTCTGTTTAAGTTTATGAATGGTGAGCTGCGAGGTGATTCTGATGTCTATGCTGCCAGAGAGGCTTACGAATGAGCAATATTGATTGGGACTTTATTAGCGCAAGAGAAGGTAAGGGCCGCTTAACAGGATACGTTCCTGATGCAGATGGCTCTGATTCTGGTGTTACAATTGCTACCGGATTTGATCTTGGAGCAAGAAACCTTGCGGATCTTACGGGCCTTCCAAAGACCCTTATTGATAAGCTTACTCCCTATCTTGGCATCAAGGGAGCGCAAGCAGAGGAAGTTGCGGGCAATCTTCTTATTACTGATCCAGAAGCCAAGACTATTGATGAGTTTTCCAAGAAAGATGCTGTAGAAAAGCTGCAAACCAAATGGCAAGCAGCAACTGGCGAATCTTTTGATGATCTCCCTAAGCACAAAGCAACAGTAATCGCATCAGTTGCATTTCAGTATGGTGACTTGCAAAGCGAAACTCCAAACTTCTGGAGACAGGTAACATCTGACGATTGGGATGCTGCTGAGAAGAACCTGAGAAACTTTGGGGACAACTACAAAACCCGACGAAACTTGGAAGCAGATTACTTTATCGGTGGCTTAAGCGAGGATGAACTCGCAGCAAAAAAAAAATTTGAACAAGAATTAAGAAGAGATGTTCAGTACGGTATTCAAGAAGCACAGATCTTTGAAGGCAGAGATCGTGGTGACTTTGAGGATTTGGGCACTGCACCAACAGGTACACAAGAAAAAGATGTAAGGGACTTATCAAATCCTGAACTTGTTAATCTTGTTCAGGGCAAGATAGAAAGTATAAGAAGCGCAGATGATCCTGTAAGCGAGGAGGCTTTTCCCTTAGATCGTCTTGATGATGAGGTTATACCGGCACCTCCTGTTGCAAGCCTTGAGCCTGTAAAGGTGGAGAGTGATGACCTTAACCTTACATCCGTTACAAGGCCGTCAGATGTAAAGCCTGAGCCTTTTCAGCCTTATGTTCCCCCGAAGGCAAAGCCAGATGAATCATACGAAGATATGGTCAATCGCCTTATTGATGAGGATTTGGCAAGCGCCGGTCCTGTTGCTGAGACGTTAAAAGCCAATCAATTTGGTGAAGCTGGCATGGCGATGTTTACTGATAATAGTAGTGAGATATGGGGAGCTGCTTTTAGGCAAGTTAATCCTATTGCTGCTGCTGGACGAGTAATTAATGACATGCTTAAGGACATCGATGATGATCCTGATTATGATTTTGCAGGAGATCCTCAACTAAAAGGGAGAGAGGATTCTTGGTGGCGTTTTTATGATTCTAAAAGCGCTGCTGAAACAGCAATGAGGCTTGAAAGGTTTGACCAAGAGCTAGAAGATCAGCAAGTTTTAAGTAGCTCGAACTCAACAGGTGTGGCTATGGGAGCTGCTCTTCTTACGCCAACAAGCGCCCTGCCTCTTGCTCCCTTAAGATACATGGCTGCCCCAGGAATGGTTACTAGGTTTGGCACCGGAGCTGCGTTTAGTGCCGCTCCTATTGCGGCTGAGCAGATGGTTTTAGGGGCTGCAAATGAAACACGAACAATTCAAGAGGCTGGCTTAGCAGTCGGCCTTGCTGCTGTTATTAGTGGATCTGCTAATGCGGCATTTGGAAAGTACATAGCTAGATCTACAAAATCTAAATATCTTGCAAAGCAAGCTGATGATGAGCCTTATTATACCGGTGGAGGCAATGCTGGGGCTGCCATGAACCCAGATTCTCCCCTATATCGAGAGAATCTTAGAAAAACCCTTGAGGGGGATGCGGCAAAAGAAACTGGTATTGGATTAGAAAAAGCCCCTCTCAATCCAGTATTGAGGATGCTTCAAAGCAATAACCCTCTTGTGCGTGGGATTACCGCTCAGCTTGTTGATATGGGTGGTGTAATGCAGAAGAAGGTTGATGATGGAATTGCTATGGATCAAGGAGTGGAGAAGGTTTTTGCTTCTACATATCTTGGCCCATTGGTCGAGTCTTTAAGGGAATCTAACAGAGCATACCTTGCTTATCGCGGTGCTGTTGCAAGGCCCAGTGATGCCGGACAGGCTCTTCAAATTATGGGCATTGGCTTAAAAGACAAGTTTACTAGAAATACCGATTTTATCACTGAAGCTGAGTTCCGTATTAGGATTGGTCAAGCAATGCGTAGGGGCGATGTTGACCAAGTTGGTGATGCTGCAAGCCAATACGTTAGTCAGGCTGCCAAGCAATCAAGAACTGTCTTTAAGTTTATAAAAGAAGAAGCAGAAAAGATTCGTTTATTTGAAAGTGAAATTCAAAGATCTATTAGGGCTGCTAAAGCTGCTGGTGACGATGCTTTGGTTTCTACGCTTAAGGAGAGGTTGAAAGACCTCAGAGAAAAAGGTGTAAGTCTTAATACAGCAGAAAGCTATGTTCCAAGGCTTTATCGAATAGACAGGATTGAGGCAAATCCAGATAAATTTAAAATGATTATCAGGCAATACGCTCACGAAAAGCTGGGGCTAAGGGGTGCTGACGCAACAAAATATGTTGATGATGTTTACGATACCATAACAAGGTCAAAGCCATTTGTTATTGCTGATGAGGCTGTTGAAAACATTGAAGGTGTTGTTGCCCCCGGATCTGCAAAGGCCAGAGAGCTTGAGATTCCAGATGAAGTTATTGAGGAGTTTCTTGAGAGCGATATTGAGGTTCTTCTTCGTCACCATGTTCGCACAATGGGAATGGACATAGAGCTTACAAAGCGCTTTGGCAGCATAGACATGAAAGCTGCTGTGGATCAGATAACAGATGAATGGGAGCGAATGATAAAGGCTGTTAAGGATCCAGCCAAAAAAGATGCCATGCGTAAGCAGATGATGAATGATCTCAGGGATGTTCGTGCCATTCGTGACAGGCTTCGTGGAACATATGGAGCATCAAAAGATCCTCACGCTATGTCTAGTAGGTTTGTGAGGGCTATGAAGTCATTCAATGTTATCACCCTTATGGGTGGGGCAACAGTTTCATCAATACCTGATGTTGTTCGTGTTGTAATGGTTGAAGGATTTCAGAACGCATACGGTAAAGGATTTAAGAGGGCTTTTAGAGATCAGGCAAAGATACTGAGAACCTTAAAGGATCGTGAGCTTAATCAGTCTGGCGTTGCTGCTGATGCAGTTCTTGGACTTAGATCTCAGGCAATGTCTGATGTAGGCGACATATTTGGCAACAGAACAGCGGCAGAAAGGTTTCTCAATCAAAGCGCTTCTGTAATGTTTTTTATTAATGGCCTTAATATGTGGAATCAGTTTCTCAAAGAGTTTGCTGGTGGAGTCACCACTCTTCGCATGACAGAAGCCATTATGAATCCTTGGGGTAAGTTATCGAGAGCTGACAAAGAAAAACTATTAAAGAATGGAATAGATCAGCAAATGCACATGAGAATGCAGATGCTGATTAAGAAGCACGGAGAGCAAGTTGATGGTGAGTGGCTGCCAAATACTGAGCTTTGGGGGGCTGCTGGACAGACTGAAAGGCTTACTTTTAGAACAGCCTTAAACCAGAACGTAGATAGAATTATCATTACTCCTGGTGCTGGTGATCGTGCATTGTGGACATCAACTGAGTTTGGCTCACTGATGACACAGTTTAAGTCTTTTGGTCAGTCGGCAAACATGAGGCTTTTGACTTCTGGGCTACAGGAAAGAGATGGTGCCTTTTGGCAAGGTGCATTCTTGCTTGTCGGGGCTGGGGCTATAGTAAATGAAATAAAGAGAATGCAGTATGGAATCGACAAAGACGAGACTTTTGGGGAAAAGCTAGTTAATGCTGTAGATAGATCAGGTTTGCTTGGTTCGTTTATGGACGTAAACAATGTTGTTGAGAAGCTTAGTAATTATGGCTATGGGCTTCGTCCCGCTTTGCTAGAGGATCAAAAGAGGTACATGCCGCCTCAAGCCAAAATAGGATCTATTTTTGGCCCTGCATCAAGTCAGATTATGAATCTTGGTGGCGTTACAAAAGATCTTATGAATGGCAACTTTAACCAAGACACAAAGGATAGCTTGAGGTTTTTGCAACCAATGGGCAATCATCCGGTTATTGACCCTTTGTTGGACAAAATCTATGGACAAGCAAAGTGAATTAACATGACCAAGACAGGAAGGTATAAGTAATTATGGCTACTATATCAATTGCTGATAGTGATGCTCGAGTACAGTACACCCAAGCGGTGACTGCAAACTCGACTACGTTGACTATCGACTTTCCCTTCTTCAGTCTTGATGACATCAATGTAATTGTTACGAGCGCTGCTGGAACAGACACCACCCTTACAAGAGGAACTGGAACCGGCACGTTTGCCGTTAGTGGCACTGCGGTAGATGACGGTTTTTCCGGCGGCAATATTACGCTAGGTGATACTTACAGTGATGCTGCTACCAAGTTTACAATCTTTCGAGATATCCCTGTAACAAGAACAACTGACTTCCCCACATCAGGTCCATTTAATATCTCTGCTCTTAATACAGAGTTGGATAAGCTGTTTGCCATTGAGCAGGAGCTTGAGACTAAAATTGGCCGTACCATGAAGCTGGCAGACTCTGATACTGCTGCTACATTGTCTCTTCCAAACCTTGATACACGAAAAGGCACAACGCTTGCCTTTAATACGACCACAGGTTTGCCAGAGGCTGGTCCTAAGATTGGTGATGTTTCTACCATTGCGGCCATTACTGCTGATATTGCGGCACTTGCTGACATCGAGGATGGCACCACTGCAACAGATGCTATCTCTGGCCTTGCTGCTATCAAAGCCAATGTAACTACAGTTGCAGGAATAAGCAGCAATGTAACAACTGTAGCTGGTCAAACGACCAACATGCAGAATATTACTGATAATCTTAGCGCTGTTCAAAACGCTGCAACAAACGCTACAACAGCCACAACAAAGGCCAGTGAGGCTGCGACAAGCGCCACAAATGCGGCATCATCAGCCACTTCGGCTGCATCATCAGCCACAACAGCGACGACAAAAGCCTCAGAAGCATCGACATCAGCTACAAATTCGGCAAGTTCTGCGTCTACTGCCTCTGGTCATAAAGACACTGCCACTACAAAGGCATCAGAGGCAGCATCATCGGCCA